CACTCTAAACGGGCTTATGTTCGACCAAACCAAAATAAACCCCACCAGAGCATTCCGCATGTATTTAGTAGACGTGACGGATGAGTAGAATCTTTTGCAAGATACGGTCACTTTTTGACAGTTACGTGCGACGACGCTATCAGAGGATTAAAATATGGAATTAGAAATTAGATGCGCTCACGCAAAAATAAATGTCCTGTCGGCTGAGTTTACGCCTCCAAGCGATCCAGAGGTATTTATAAATGGGGAGCGCTGCCCAAAAGCTATTGAGGATATTATATTGAAGGGCCTTGGCGTACTTGCTGGGGAGTATATTAACGATGTCTTCGGCGGTACAGACGGTGTAGCTCATGCTCCAAAGCCAGAACGATCTTCTCCTCGCGCCGACTAGATAGCCAGTCACCCGGGATACTGTAAGCCAAAATAGCGTGGATTAGTTCGTGGACCAAAACACTCTCCGCATTAGATCCCGAGTCAATCACAATCTCCCCGCTGGCAGGTTTGAATATGCCGTCTACCTTAACTTTGCCGTCGTACAGATTATCCTCTAGACGGATGGTCAAAGGCTTGTCGCACACGCTGATTGATTTTGGGATTCTCATAACGCCTCACCCCTGAATACAGCCTTGCCGTTATTAACTAATATCGGCTCTAGATGGGCTTTACCGTCTACAACAGTAACGATGCCAATGGCCTGTTGCCAGGTTGAGGGTTTAGATTTATGCATTGTTTTTTCTGTGTCTGATCCGTGACCTAAGGAAACGGACCATATAGTGCCGTTTGACGCGGATTGAAATCTGTGAGAGTGCCCTTGAATGAACTTAGTTGGATACTCTCTAAGGTTGTCGGTGGCTAAATTCTTTCCATAGTTTTCGCCGTGGTGAAGCACAAGATCGCCTAACTTGCACGCATCCCACCTATCATATGGAAACCATTTAAAGCGTACCTTGCCGACCCGATTCCTCTCGGGAAAACGAAGGACGTCCGGTACGCTCTTAATGATCTGGAATATCTCCGGCGCTTTTGTGGAGATAAAACGATGCATTCTTGCGCAATGGTTCCCTTCGAGTTGGTAGAAGTACTTGAGTCTGTCTCCCCCACACTTCACCCACCTATCTATTTGCTCAGAGTATAGAAGCATGTCTTCGTAAATAGTATTTCTGCGCTCTGGGGATTTTGGGTAAGTCGAGATTTGAAAGAAGTCTAAAGCATCCCCAATCTGCACTAGATATTCTGGCTGAACTAACTTGACTACTTTCTCTGTAATTGAAACAAATTTTTTATCGTGAAACGGGTAGTGTAGATCAGGGATCACCACTGCCGAATATTTCACTGTTTGCTCCTTAGTTTTGATATTCCTCTTCGCCACCGTGGAAACATAATCGTCGGAGCTAGCGGTGCGTCTGCCTTTGGGGTCTTGCGATTAAAACGAGAAGGGCGGTATCCGACTTTCATAAGCCGAATGTTTCTAAGCAATAAAACCACGAGAAATAAAATGCATATAAGAAGTACCGCCCACATGGCAGACGACGAAAATAGAAGGGAAAGCATTAGCGAATACCGGACAGCATAAGGCCTGCGCGGCGGACCATGCGTTTACATCGCATTTTAATACGACGTTTAAGGCCAGGTCCTGCGAACATTCTGGTACGGTCTAGTAGCTCGCCGTCGGCGTCACGAAGCTCGATTACGATTTTGCGTAGGCGAAGTCTGGCGTCACAGTCACGGTAAATTTTAAATTTCATGGGTGTGTCCTTTCAAATCGTGAAGGTATTTCTCAAACCTATCGACGTGGTTTTGGTTTACGTACTCAAACGAGTCGGTATCTCCGACCCTAACTTTTCTTACTGACCCGGCATTGTAGGCAGCTACGGCGTCGGACCAGTCGGGGTATTTCCTAAGGCACTTGGCTAGTTTGCGGCACCCGTACTCTAGGCCGATGCTTGATATAAAAAGATCAGGAAGGTGGGACTTAAAACCCTCTTCCCTCGCCACGGAACCCATGACCTGCATGAGCCCAAAGCTTGCCGACTGGTAGTACTTCTCATGGTCTTCCGGTATGCCTAGATACGCGGCGTTTTCCTTCACCTTGTAGAAATACTTCCACTTCTTTTCGAACCTAAACGCCTGCGAGTCTGCGCTCGATTCAGTCATAATCACGGCGGCGATCATGTCTGGATTGATCTTGTGTTTCTCGGCGGCACGAAACACTAGGCCCCACGGAATGTTGTGAAACCATACGGGCTGGCTCAATAGCGCCTCCGCTCAAGTGTTATGAGTCTTCCCTCGTGGTCTCTAATCATTTCACTTTGCCGCTCGGAGTTCATAAGTATAATAGACACCTTGTTGTTAAGGTCCGAAACGTTAGTGCTTAGTTCTTTTATAAACGAAACACCAAACGTCACTACCCCTAGAAACAGTGCCCAAAAGGCCTTCTCTATGTACTGCTCTAAACTCATTTAGGTTTACAATCGTCGGGCTTACCGTCTACGGCGTCGATTATTTTTTTAATCGCGTCGTAAACTTCTGGGCCGTAAGAGATAAGGTAGAATGCTATTTTCCACCAAGGCATTTTTAGTGCCCCTCTTCTAGTGCGTTTTTGATGCCGATCATGATAGCTGCCGCGAACGCCTCTTTATCCTGTTTAAACTCGGCGGCAATCCCCCAAAGACTGCCAGCCAATGGGATCAGGTTTGCAGTTGCCGCTGCAATCAGTGGGTCCAAGTCGTCGCCTGGTTTGAAACCATCTTCCAAGGCTTTCTTAGCTGCCTTAACAAAAGCGGTTACTCGTGCTGCTGCCTCGAAAGTGTTTGCCGAAACTTGTACGGCTACGGTTTTAATTGGCATCTTCTATCTCCTCAGTTATTGGTTCTGTTAGAAAATATTTAACTGCTAACGGCGGCTCGATCTCTTCCGCCTCTTCTAGTTCTTCCTCTAAGTCGTCTACGTCGATCGATACTGGATCAAAATCCATTGTAAAAACGCCGATACAAGCGGCGGCAATCCAGGCCCACTTCACGTCTCACCTTCGGCAGCGAGGCTGTAAATAACGAGATAGTCCAGCCACGGCGTATCAAGCCCGGCGTCGCCGTCTGGTTTTTCGTACCCGCAGCGCTGTGAGCGGTATTCGTATGCGTTCTTAGGGTGGTTCTCTAGGTACGACTTCGCGGAGCGCCTACCGCATAACCAATCGGTTAGCGGCAGGTCAGCCCCGCCAGTTGCGCCACAAAACGCAGCCTTACCCGTCTTAGACGGAGTTTCTCCCAGGGCGTCGGAGGCTATAAGAAGTAGTGTTGCTAGGTGTATTCTGTAGCATGCCGCCTTTTTTGTCATCACAGCTTTTGCCCAGCCGGTTGCGCCTATTTCTAGTTTCATTCTCCCAGGGCTAAAGGCCGTGTCTGCAGATTTTCTAAGGTCCAGTTTGTGTGACAGTGCATCTGGAACCAGGGAGAAAATATCTGGGAACTTAACGCCTGTGCCCTCGTATAGTTCACCGCCCCAAGACGCTAAGGCGCGGCGGTGGGCGGCCCAGACCTCTTGTATGGACGCCTTATTAGAGGGGCAGCGCTGAAGGTATCTCGCATATCCAAACAGCACGCCAATGTAGCCGTCGTTAGATACTTCCCTGCCGTCTAAATATTCTTTAGCCAGCGGATTAAACCGCACAAATGATCCGTAAGATTCCACCATGCGGGCCAGCGCTGATTCAACTTCTTCGGCTTCGGTGCAGGGGAGTGAGCCAAGTGCTAGGCCAGACCACAATAGGGCATCGCCGGTGTGTTCTAGCGTTCCGTCGTCCCTGACAGAAACCACTTGGCCTTTAAAAAGATGGCGCGAGATAAGCCTTGTCCGCGTGTAGCTCTCATCCTGTTTGAGCGCGGAAAGGTCTTCTCTGTCTGGTAGGAATGAATAGGAAGATTTCCCTAGACCCTCAAGGCTTCCGCATGAGGACAATACTATGCATAGCCCTAAAGTAAGCGCCGTCCGTAGCATCGGGTAGGTCCCTTTTATATGTGGAAATTTAGCTCGTAGTTAAAGCGTAGCATGGTCTAAAGGCGGTGAGTAGAGGGGCGAAGCGGGCCCTGAACGGAACCCGCTGAAGTAAGAAAACTAAATTAGGAAAGTTTCATCATGTTGAAAAACGTCTGCTTATCGTTACCCTTGATGGTCGCTGTCGTTCCCGAGTGGTTTCTGTTTGACTCGCAATAGATCTCGATCGTATCACTTGCTGCGAACGAGTCTATAAGTGTGATTCTCGGTGTCAGTTCGTTTTGACCTGATGCTGACGCAGCTCCCGCAACGAATTCAGCCTCGTTAATACGCGACCCGTTTTTGTAGATAAAAATCCGGTATGTGAATGTCGCTACGGTCGTATAGAATGTGACCTGCGAAACTACCTGCCAGATACCGGCAACCGGCACGGTATATGTGGATGATGCGTAATCACTTGCAGCGCCCCTAAACCAGCGCTGTGTACCAAAAGTAACTTTTGCAGGTGTGTCTCCTGCAGCATTCCAAGTTTGATCTGAGGCGTTTTTGTGGGCGTAGAAACCTGGCTGAGCCAAGTTTGAATATACGGTGGAAGCATCCGATTTAAACTTTGCTCCTCCAGATGTGACGCTATGTGTGCCGCCACCAGCTGCCGCTGTAATATCAACAACGGTTGGGACAAGACTGTTAGCGTACGAGGATGCAAGCTTGATGTTGTTGGCGTCGATTCTTACGATGTAGTACGTGGTTGCTAGGCTCAAACCTGCCGGTAGTGTTCCTGAGGAGGTAAGAACTGCTTTGTCGCCAGTAACCAGGCCGTGTGAGGTTATCGCAATATTATCCGTACCAGTAGTAACGTTTGCATCAACGAATGTTACTACCGCCGTGCTTAGTCTCACGTCGCCGAGTAAGTTAGTATCCGACGGAGTTCTAGTGTTAGAAGAGTTTCCGACGTCGGTGTTGTATTGGGTGAGAGTAGACGATGCACCCGCGTCTTGTTTTGCTAGCGCACCTAAGATTTTAAGCCAGCGGCCAGTACCCACACTTGGTTGCAGAACCAAGTCACCGTCATCTGAGGCGGAACTCGAGGAGTCAAACCGATACATACGATCGTTCGACATAACCAACGCTATCATTCCGTTTGATCTGTTCGCAGCGGATATGCCTATTAGAGCTGTCGGGTCGGCAACGGGGGCGCCGTATTGTACTAACCTGGTGTACCTGCCCTCCGCAAAATCATAGGTGATCAAGTCGTCACCGTCGGTAGGTGTGCCGACGTTAGGGAGCTCACTTGTTTCCGGACCCACTGTGAATACAAACTCTCTTAGTGCCATTTAAAATTCCCCCTACCAAGAGCCCGAATTATCTTCGATGCCTTTTTGGTCGTCTAATTCGATTGATATTTCTAAAAGTGATTTCTCTGTTGATTGTACCGCGAAAGACCTAGTGTTGGCAGTGTCCGAGTCGTAATCAAACCCGGGCATACGCGTGCGCGAAACGTCGATAACGTCCGATAGTTTTGCGTTAAAGAACCTGTTTTTAGTTGAAACCCTACACGTCCCGCGTCTATCCCCTAGGGCGTATCTGATTCTAGACGCTACGTCCGAAGCATCCGCGTCTAGGAATAAGAATGTATTAAATGACTTTTGTTTTTTTATTTTGTGGAGGTACTCAGCCGTTTCACTAGAAGAGCTTGACGTAAAGTATTGATAGTCTTTTGCGTGCTTAGAATTAACTTCCCTGCCACTGTAGTTGGCGATTGCCGTAGAGATTACGTCCTTATAACTAAAGTTATATGTGAACGTATTATAGAGTATCTCGTCATCTTCTATGGTGTAGTCAGCGGACCCAACCGGGGCCAACTGGGATATCTCCCACTTGTTCGATGAGTTCTGATAGATCTTTAGAAGTACGCTTACACATATCTTCTCTATCAAGTCCTTGTACGTTGGGAAGTCCTCGTTAGATGACGACGGGACGGCAAACCCTACTTGCTCGGCTGCTACGAGTTGAAGCGCTGTGAAGGTTGTTGAATCTAGGTCTGACTCGGCTAGGCCAAGGAAGTCTTTTAGAACCGAGTATAGGACGACAACCCCTTGTGAAACGTTACCCGTGTCGGCGGAGTTAGCACCAAACGCTGGGCCACCCATCGTTGTGGTGTTCTTGTTGCCGTAAACCCTGGCATAGACCATGTCTGTTGGTTTTAGAGGGGAAGGCATACCGGCGTGGTTGGCTTCGAAGTTATCCCCCAAGGTAAACCCTGCGACCTTGTTTGTCGCGTCGGTGTACTCTCCGAAGTCGCGACCAAACTGTAAGTCGTAAGCCTGTCCACTTACGAACACCGTGACAGCGCCGATAAAAGATCGTCGCACGCTGTCCCCAGAAACCAGGGCGCTGGCTATCGCAGCGTGCTCGATATAGTGACTGCCGGTTTTATTGACGGCGGTAATGGTTGCGTATCCGTCCGTACCCGAAGCCTTATCTAAAAATACGCTATCTCCAACCCTAAGGCCGTCGGAGCTTGCTACGTAGGTCCTTGTAGTTGTGGAACTAGGGGACGCCGAGACAGATGCCACGACAGAGCCTAGATTAGTCTCATCGGATATACAGACCCATGTCCTGTTGTTGGTGGTCGACGGAGCGTCACTGTCATGGTCAATATTAACTGGTACAAATCCATCAACAACACCGAAAACCTTTCTGACTGGTCGGTTTATGAATGACGGGTCTAGGCTTGGAAACACTGCTGTTGTGAAAAAGTCCGCGCCACCTGCATTATTTCTGAACTCTTCGTTAAAAATTTGGTTCCTGTCCAGGATCTCTATGGTGAGGCTGTCGTTAGTAAACGAGAGGTCCCCGCATATACCGCGCAGGGCTAACGATACGTTTGCCACCTCTAGGGTGTCTAGGTAGTGATATAAGTCTACTAAGGCGCCGTTGAAGCTTGAGTCGTAGACGTGTTTTTCAAAAAGATGCGTAGCGTTTGAGAGAACAAGTTGCCCCGAGAATGTCGGCATAAAACCAAACAACAGGTCTGATGCGCTCGATACAATGCGAGGAGACTGCGATATCATCGGTTCGAAGTAAACTTGACGCGCTGTGTTGTCCGTCGGGATGCGGTAAAAGTGAGCGTCGTATGTACCAAAATACATTTCATACGTCACGACCACGGTTAGCGTTGACGGGTTGACTCCAAAGTCTACGGTAAGGACGTCCGTATCCGTGTCGAAGTACCAGTCACCGTCGGATAGGGCAGACGTCGAGGCCTCTGTCACCGAGGCGCCGTCTGTCTCTAGTGAGACTATCTGTCCGTAGTCAAAAGAAGAGGTGTATTTAGTACCGGATACCACCGTCCACGTCGATACGATGCGCCGGGGTTTTATTACCGCGAGGTACTGGGACGTTACCCCTTCTCTGGATAGTAAGGCGGAATAGGTCAAAACTCAGCCCCTATCGCATAGACTTCATATGGTGACTTGTTGACTGTCTCTATGGCTGGAGTATACCCACTGCTGTAGACAGGGTCTGGGAAGCCTTTACGCCACGCCAGGCACTCATTTGACGAACCCGTATAGCCGGCACCGTTTAGAACCAGGTTATAATAGGTGTCCTTATTAATCGGGTAGTCGTCGAAGATAAACGCCACTTCTCTCACGCCGTTTTCTAGGGTGATAATGTCCGCTTTTGTCTTAGATTCGGACGTGGCCAGTAACTTTATTGGTTCGTGCGAACCCTCGTCGGTGTTATCGGAATAAAGTTTTAGGTTCAGAGACGTGAAGTCAGGATCGTTATAGACAATAATCCACGTCCTAATGGCGCGGAGAAGTATGTTCTTATTAAATTTAATTGGTTGAAAAACCGATTTATCCGTAAGTTCAGAAGTCGAGTAACCCCAACCAAATACTTTCCAACCCATAGTTATAACTCCTCCCTCAGAGACATAGCACACGCGTAGTTACCGGGGCTTTCCAGGCTGTACGACGGCGGGGATTCGAACTTGACGTACCGCACGTAATACCCGGCGGTTGAAGAGAATGCCTCGTTCGGATCTAGGACGATGAAGAACGGTATCGAGGTGCCGTACGTTGTGAATAGGTCGTCGATCTGCTCCTTGTCCGCAACCGTGAGGCCGTACCAATCCAGGGTGAATGCCTCGGATTTTTCGCGGATATCTGAAAACGTCTGCCCACCTTCGGAGAAAACCGTAGGCGAGCGATCGATATAAGACCCGGAAAATGGAAACTGTACGCGTCCGCGCGTGGCTTCGAAGAAATCCCCTAGGAATAAACTGCCTACTTCGAGGTAGCCTTGAGGGTTAGAGTAATCTTCTATGTAGAGAGACCAATACCTAAGCCCCTCAGTGTGAAACCCGTTAGCATTAATGTACTGAATTACCGAGGTATCGTAAGCCAGGGTTGTGGTGAATGTCGGGTCGTCCCAGTTGTTTGTCTCGTTTCCTTCCAGCTTAATCACCGCTGAGGAAGATAACTTAATGGCGCTATTTCTAGGACCGATCAGGAAAAATGCCTGCGGGTTAGTCGAAAGCCCTAGGTCCCAAGTGATTCTCTCGTAGGTGTTAATGCGAAGCTCGTCTGCTAGGTACGTGTCCGCACCTGTGTCGTCGGAGTCCGTGTCGAACCCGAGAACTTCGCCAAGGCGTTCCGAGGATGCAGCTGACCAAATTATCTCAAAGTCATTACCGCCGCCCGCCAAATCCGATTCGAATTTTATTTTTTTAGTAAGCGTATCTTGAGAAATTGTATAAGTCGACCCGCCAACTAACTCCATGGCAGCTTTAATAGCTGCGAAAAAAGAGGCGTTCGAGGTAAACACCGTGTTAGCTGCGGCAACGAATGCCGATAACTCGCCCCCGCCAGTTGTTTCCTTAAACCGAAGGAAAATAGAGTTATTCGGCATAACCCAATACCCGTTTGATCGCCATACTTTGGAGCGCCGTTGGGCGTTGTAGGCGTTTGATATTGGGAATGCCGCTTGCTCACTCGTGACGTAGTCGTTAGCAATCACGTCAGGGTCGAGATAATTATCTGTCGTAAGGCGTGTTGATGCCATCGTTATGCGATCCTAAATCCTTGGCGGTTTAAATCCAAGAGTACGTTGGCTAGCTGTTTTTCGCCAACCTTAAGATTGATCGTTAGGTTTTGTGAGCCAGAAGATGCCGAGCCACCGCGTGCCGCCTCTTTTGAACTCGACGAGCTAAGGGCGTCTATTAGGGAGCGGAACTTTCCAAGGTCGTCTTTAGGGATAACTAACTCGTCCGAGTGAACAAGCGCCAACGCACCAGATGACGGAATGTTTGACGGCGTGGTTCCGCCTTCGGCGAAGCCAAGGGCCTTAGTGATTTTACCAACACCGCTTCCTCCGCCACCTCCGCCGCCGCTGAACAGACCGCCAACAGCGTCTTTAAATCCGTCGGCTATAGCCGTCCCGATAGATTTACCGATGTCTTTTGCAGCTTCTGCAAGTGCTGCAACAAGGGCCTTTGGAACTTCAATTGCTAGCGCCTCTGCAAGGGCTATAGCTATTTCAGGAAGAGCCTCTACGATAGCTTTAATTATCGTTGGGAGGTTCTCTATCAATGCGTCAACAACTACAGGTATCGCCTCAACCAGCGCGGTAATGACAGCTGGTAGGTTATCTACAAGCGCTTGAATGATCTGCGGCACAGCCTCAACGATAGCGAGTATAAATGCAGGTATGCCAGCAACAAATGCTTGAATGACTCGCGGTATTGCGGCAATCAGGGCCTGAATAATTGCGGGTATGTTCTTAACCAATGTCTGTACAAAGTATATAGCGCCCTGAATAAGGGCTGATATGATTGCGTCCATCTGGTTTAGGAGTTCAATTATTAAAACAGGCAGGGCGTCGGATATAGCCTTTATGACTTCTGGTAATGCTTTGACGAAACCAGATACCAGCTCTTTTATTTTTTCTGGCCCGCCAGCAAGAACTTCAGTAATAGCTGCGACGGTGCTCCCTATACCCGGTAGAAGCGTATCGGCAATTGCTCCGACTGCCTTTGAGACAAGCTTAGTCGCCCCCGCTGCGCCGTCTAGGATGTCCTTAACAGCGCCGACACCTGCAGCGATAGACTTGTCAGCGCTTGGGTCTATGATAGCGCCTAGCGGATTCTCTAGCCCAGAAGAAACTTCGGCGGCACTAGTAGCGCGCTTTCTCTCCTGTGCCTTTTCAAAATCCTCAACAGTCTGGCGGAGCATATCGGCGGACTCTTTTGCGTCCTTCTCCCTTAACGCCTGAGTGTCTTCGTTGAACTTTCTCTCTATGTCTAACTTTAATTTTGCCGATTTTTCAGCGTTAATTACCCCGGACTTGAAGAATAAGTCCACCTGAGAGAGCTGCTCGGACCTGATAATTGATATTTTACCGGCTTCATCAGCAGCGGCCTTAGTTAAGTCCTGCTCGAATTTTTTTGCTTCGTTTGAAAGCTTTCCGATTTCTGCAGCTGTCAGGCCTGTTTGTACTGCCTGCTGTTTAAGATCTTTTTGAGCCGACTTAGAGGCCTTAGCTACAGCATTTCCTGATGACAGCGCCGCAATCGCAACCTTATCTGTAGCTCCGGCGATGCTATCGAAAACATTATTTAGGCCATTTAGTTTCTCTTCCGAGTTGGCAGCAAACTCTAGGATCGAAGCAGAGGTGTCTGTGAAGTCCACCTTGCCAAATGAAAGCGCCTTGACTGCCTGCGCTGCGCCGTCCGTTAGTAAGGCGAGGCCAACGATTGTCGAGCTGACAAAGGAGGATATGTATTTTGCAACTTCAACAACGCCCCTAGCAACTAAGGAAAATGATACGGCTAGGCCCTTAACAGCAACGGTCAGAACCGTTCCTATAGTATCTGCATTGTCCGCAACTATGTCTTGAAAAGACTCAAACACTTGGCCGAGAGCTTGTATTGTCGTTTTTAGGGCGTCGTTACCTGTGATTATCTGCCCGAATGACTCTTGAAAGTTTCCGAACGCCTTTGCAGTTTGGTCTATAGCGCCCTGAAATGTCTGTATCTCCGCTGTAGCCGACCCGCCAAAACGCTTGAGAATAAAATCTATCGCCTCGCCAGACTTTAATTGCTCTTCTGTTAGCGATTTTAAGGCGGGTATTTGTTTTGCCAGAAGCCCGGTTGACCCTGAGTATGTCTTACCAAGTGTCTCTACGGCTGAATTTAAATCCTGCCCTGTGACCGCAGCAAGTTCTGTTGCAGCCCTGACTAGTTCCTGAGTTTGGTCTGTTGTTTTCCCATAGCTTGCGGCCAGGGCAGACGCCGATAAAACCGCGTCGTCTTCATATTTAGTGGTGCGCTCTAACTCGTCTGCGAATGCTGAAAAAGAGGCTATTGCACCGTCGGTCAATTGCCCAGATAACTCTAACTGCTTTGACAGTTTCGCGAGCGCTTGCTCTTGCGCGATAGCGGCTGCAACGCCATCTTCAAAAAACTGAACTATCTCGCGACTAGCGACAAATGCGACTGCCGCAATTGCTGCGGTCTTAAGTGCTTTAAAGCTGCTCTCAATACCTGATAAAGAGGAGTTCGCCTTCTTAGCGAAATCACCTAGCGCCTTCTCGGCATCTTTAGTGGACGCTGTAATCTCTAGGGTTACTTCGTTATCTGCCACGTCTCACACCCTTCTGCTTGTGCAGTTTGGCTTGCTCGTCTTCGTACTCTTGAATAAAGCTGGAGATTGCAACAAACGCTTCGGCCTTGAACGCGGTTAAGTCCCTCGTGTCAGAACTAAGGCCAAGCTTAGTTAGCCTGGCCCTGGTGTTGTACTCTGCAAGTAGTGGCGCCGATTCGTTTACATATTCTCCGCCGTGGCCTTGTAGGGACTTTCTAACTTGCAGTCTTAGTTGGTCCCTTAGCCGTTTCCCAATCCAAAACCACTCATGATCTTGGATGCCACTTCGATTAGTATCGGGTGGCACTCGCTTGATACCGAAAGTGATTCGAACGTGCTGTATTTTTTACCGCTATTTTTGTGCTTTAAAGAAACTTTTTCGTAGTGCGGTTCAGAAAGCTTAACCATCTCTACGATTGAGCTCAGCTGTTTCATACTCGATTGCATTTGCCCGTCTTCACCTACGGCGAAATTGCATTTCTCAATATAGGAATACTTCTCGTAAAAGTTCGGGGGCCTCAGTGTTACCGATCCCTCAAACTCCGCCTCTTCTCCTTGCGCTAAACTCGGGACAAATACAACCGACATAAATATTCCTTATACAAATCCAAGATAAACTTCGCCGTTGCCGCTGTCGTCAACGTACGAGGTCAAAACTAATTCAAGTGAAGCCAAGCCGTCATCGTCACTGATCGTGTAGCTAGTGATCGTGGTGGTTGGCAAGTAAAGCATCCCGCACTGGCCCGCAACCCAGTTGCCGCCGGACTTGTTGCCGAATGAATACTGAAAGCGCGTGTCTTCGTTCTCGCGGAACTTGCGGAACTTGTCGGCTTCGTACTGCTCAAGTAGTGCAGTGACTGTTACCGTTACTTCGCGTGCGTTAATCAGCGATCCGGAAACTCCTGAAACTGCGCAGACAGAAGAAATCTTGCGGTTTGTGAGAGCCATGGAGAAGTCAACGGCACTTGCTTTGAAGCATACGTAGTCGTCTGAATCTCCGACCATGACTTCGTTGTCTTTAGCAGACAGCGGGCTAGCCGAGTCAAACGACGGGGTATAAGGAGCTGCGAACGATACAGCGTTATCTGAGGTGTAACCTGTGGTTGCTGCAACGCCTGTGTCATCTGCAGCTACGCTGAACCCAAGCTTATCGCCGATAGTGTTAGCAGTTTGTCCGCCGGAATTCCAGAGAAGACTCAGAACTGTTCCGGTAGACAAGATGGTATATTTACCGGTTGTATTCGAGTAGGTAACCGTCGCTGATTCGCTTGTTTGAACCGCACGCATGGCTGTCTGAATCGCAGCGGCCAGTTCGTGCGGGTCTTTATACGTGCCCGCAGTAATTGTCGCGACAACCGTGCCGTCGTCGTCGGTGAAGTCTAGTTTAGTATCTGTTGCAGCGAGGGTGATTGGGTTGAAGTAGTACGCAACGCCCTCTAGGCTGTAGCTTGCGTTAATCAACTCGCCTGCAGCGATTGAGATATCTAGTTGGGTTACACGCGCACCAGCCATCATTTGGATAGCGCCGCCGTTTCCAAGGTACTGCCACAACGTCAGCGTTTGGTGACCTGAGTCAGCTGGGTAATACGTGATTGCCTTACCGAGGTTAACGCCTGATGCCGGTGCATTCGGGAGTTGGAAACCGATAGTCAAGGCGTCTGTAGAGATAGAGTGAACAGGGCGGATACGGTACCCGTTCGTAGCGTCTTTAATGAGAAGGGGTTGACCACGGCGGAAAGCTGCGCCCTCGCCTGTATCGACGTTGATAACCGATACTGTGGAACTTGATACCGTGTTGTATTCAGTGGCTTCAACGTCTTCTGCGCCAAATGCCGCTTGCAGAAGTTCTTTATAGTTTGGCGCTGTGCCTTCAACGCCCGAGTGGCGAAGGTAATGAGAGAACGAGGCCGACGGATTTTCTGCGCCAAGGATAGACTTGCCTTTTCCTAGCGAAGATTTCAGCTCAGCGTTTTCTAATACGTCAAACGCTGGCGACATAGCGAAGTCATCTTGTGCTGCCAGGAATTGGCTCGCACCTGTAGGCGCTACCGGGGTTCCCTCAGTCGTTTCGACTGTGACAGCAAGGGCTGATGTACGTGTTGAGATTGATGCCATTATCTTCTAACTCCCTGTTAGAGGTTTTTATTTTTTAGGTCGTTGGGTCTTCTTGGTACTCTACGACAACCTGCATCTCTAAAGCCAGAAACTTTAAAGTGTCGGCGTCGATAAAATTAATTCCACCGTGATCCGTCACCGTCGTCTTAATAACTTCTCCGCCGAGCGTATTGTTGTTGTAACAAGCCTTTCGAACAAGGTCCCAGTCCTCTAGGACGTCTTTTTCAATAGACTGCCGCACGGTTAAGTTATTTTGCGTCGTGATGATTCTTCTTACAAGTATAACAGAATAAGCTTGCTGCCAGGTAATCAGACAACCTACATAGCGCTCGGTGTCTGCCCCGGGGCCAACGGCCACGCCGAAACCTTTGTTTAAATGAAGGTACGTATTCTTATCAACTTCGTATGGGTTGGGAAGCTGCGTATGACTTGTCAATTGCCCTGAAATAACGGCAGTTAAAGCGTCGTAAACTGTGGACACCTTACCCATCTAGCGAGTTCCAAACGACTGAGATTTTTTACGCTCTGAATTTGTCAGGCTACCGTCCTTGTTTTTATCTACCCGATAAAACTTAACGTTTAGAGCTTCCTTGTAAGAAGCTCTAGCCTGTTTTAGTTGGTCGAAGTACGGCTCTCCAAAAGCCTGGTAAACAATCTCAGCGATCTTGTGGCAACTGGCGTCTACAAACAGGGAGTAATCCAGGAGCTGCCCGCGTGCTTCGATTATCCCAGCCTTAACCAGGTCCCTAACAATGTGCTCGGCAGACATAAAGGCTTGTTCCTTCCAGTCTGTCTTGCCGCTAGCGAAACTTGATTTTACTGTGGAGTTATTTAAGTCAGGGTAGAAGCTGTAGAGGATCGAGTCGTCCGAGAACTTCTGGCCAATGTACGCCAGTGTTGACGTACCGCTAAACGATGCCGACCACGAAAGGCGCGTCCAGTAGTGGTTATAGATCGCCGAACCGGCAGGAAGTCCCGTTACGTCGGCTGAGTATTGTTCAACGTCCCAGCCTTTATTTATATTGGTGTTCCACTGCAGGCGTCCCGATGCGGTTAGACCCGATGTCTCGTCTAGTACGTCTACAGCGGCGACCCACTCGTGTCCCCACCAAACTTCAACGGTAACTGTCGCGGCGTTAGTGTTGGCGACACCCATCTCAAACCAAAGGTTGTTGAACGGTAGGATAGAGCCGACATAGAGGTACTGGCCCGTTGTGTAGGCGAATGCCGCCGTCAAGGCGCGGTAGTCGTTTACCTGTTTCGATATCTCTGTCGAGCCATAAATAACTCGTTGATCGGTGTTCATTTATGCAGGCTCCACTATCAACCAGTTAAAAGAGCTAGCATCGCTTGCGCTAGTGCTAGCTACCGTGAAGGAAACCCCAGCCGATCTCGTTACGGATAGGTGTCCTTGCGTCCCCGATGGTGTAGTTACTGTTACAAATATTCTACTATCGGCAGTGACTTTTGTCGTGGATATTGTGGCGCTCCCTGAGGTAAGCGCCCCGGCACCCATGGTACAGTTGGAACCCTCTTTAATGAAAATTCCTGAACCAGCGGCGCGAAGCTTTAGTGACATCCGCCCTCACACTCACCACCCTCTGCGCACGAGTCACAGCAAGACATACCGCTTGACGCTAGCTTTTTTCGCCTAGCAATTTCTTTTTGGATCTTAGCTAAATGGCCTCGCAGCGGCGCTAGTTGGTCGATCAAGTTAGCTTCATCGGTCATTAGCTGAAGTGAGCTAGCTTTTTCGATCGGTACTTGCTTTGGCGGTAGTTTTTCTGGCGTGAAAGTAAGCTCTAGGTGTTCATACGGGACAGCGCCTTCTTGCTTGCCGACCGCTTGCCCCTCGATAAAGGCGTAGAAAGTTGGGAAACGCTCAACCGGGAATTGCGCATTAACAGAATCTGGGGACTGTCCAAGTTTGTACATGCCGACGACGTTTTCTTTCGCGTATTCTTCAACGAGCGGCTTCATTTTGTCGCAAAAGCTGCAGCCAGATTCTCGGTAGAAGAACACCAAAAGCTTAACGTGCTCGGCTAATGCGTCTTTAAAGTTTGACTCGTTTAGTTCTAGCATCATGACATTGTACCCCTATCGAGCGACCCAGTTAGTTCCGGTGGAAATGAACGTCTTTGAGCTTCCGTTAGCGATCGTTGTTGACCCTGCTGCCCCGCCGTTGATTGTCTGGCTACTTGTCGAAGCCATCGTCACGGTGTTGCCACTGGAGTTTACAATTAGGTACTCTTTATAAAAAGTAGTAACCGCGCTAGGAAGTGTTGCTGTGCTTGTTCCACTGGTGAAATTAACAATGTCATCAAGTATCGTCAACGTATAACTGGATGTCTTTTCGACGTAGGTTTTACTTCTCTCCAAGTTGTGGACCACCCACTGCTTGGCAGATATGTATGTCCCACTGCAACCAGCTGTAACGCCCGCGCCGCTGCAGACACCTTCTGAGTACGAGCAGTTTGGCGCATATGATGTGCAAGTTGATTCGTCCCCGTTGTAGTCTGAGCAGGTTACTGCTGCAGTCCAGGTGCACCCTGTTTCTGCCTCACAAGCGCCCTCTGTGCCAAGGCCCGAGCAATTTGCGGTGACATTGACATGGTGGAGAAGAACCCTGTCACCGGCCTTGTATAGTTTTATTTGGCTGTGCTGATAGATCGTATCGGCAGCGTCGGGGTTGATCGTAATTGTTCCCGTGCCGATGCTAACGATAGAGTACAGCCTAGATAGGTTAGATCTATTGGCGGTTGTTCCAATAGGAAGGGTTAATGTCGCGCCTGAAACCCAAGTACAACCTGTTTCGGCGGCACAAGTTCCGCTGTCGTCGATAGCCTCACAGGTCGCTGTACCAACACAGCCTACGCCCCAAACTCCGCCGCAATCGCCGTTGAAGAAAGTCCCTGTGCAAAGATTGCCGGTACAGTTTCCGCCGACGCACGATGTGTTATATTGTCCGTTACACTCGTTCATGCCGGAGTCCCAAGTACAACCTGTTCTAGCCTCACAAGTCCCTTGGTCCGTGCCGTTTGCGTCGTTACATGATGTGTAGTTCCAGACACAGCTATTACTCTCGCAAGACCCTTGATCGGAATAACCAGAACAAGTGTCGTTCCAAGTACACCCGGTTACTGCCCCGCAGGATACTGAGTCAGTGAACCCCGGACACGTTGAGGTATCCCATGAGCATGTTCCGCCATATGGTGAGTTCTGGTTGGTGCAGCTTGTCTCGTCGTAGTTGTTGTAAAAAGAGCAAGCCGATGTGCTCCATGTACAGCCTGTATGCCCCGTCTCACATGTGCCTTGGTCTGTGCCGTTATATGTGTTGCAAGTCGACCCGGCAAACCAACTACAACCAGCTTCTGAGTGCGAGGTGCACGCCCCTTCAGAACCGTGGGAGCTACAAGCACTCGAAGGCGTGCCTGAGCAGAAGTTAGTGCTGCTAGAGTCAACGTAAACCATGGTCTCTGCTGCACCTATAGTGTACGTTGCGTCGGTTATCACAACGCCTTTAACCGCGAACGATCCCGCGCTAGAAAGCGTCGCCGTCGCGCTTACGTCCGCTATCCCGGCAGTGACAACCCCGCCGAACAAGCCTTTATAAGGGCAGAAAAGGCCTATCTCACTTATCTCAACGCGGTAGTTCTCTGACCCAAGACTAGGACCAGTTTGAAACTGAAATATAGGTCCTGAACCTATGGCTTTAAACTCTTGGTACCCGTTATCATGTGTCGTCCAAGAGGATCGCAAGTTTCCGCTGAACTTATTTACATAGTGTGTCCTAGTTCCGCTGTTACTAAGCGTGAGGTTTGCTAACGTTCCAACAGTAGAAGAGTTTGACACGCTAAAGTCTACTAGTCCGTTAGCTGAAAATAGTTGTTGTGTGATCCCGTCTTGCTGCGTTGTAAAGTAACTGAGGCCTGTAGAATACGCGGCGCCGTTCACCGAGTAAGCTAGGCGCCACTCTCCGCGAGGGCTTGCGGACGCGGTTATAGGGAGAACACTGGCGCGAAAGTCCACGGACTGAGACGCAGCGGTTGCATTTGTCTTCCATCCTCTGCCAGACCACTGAACAGCTGGGGAGACTTGGACCTGTGTTCCAACGGTTGCAGCCGTGGTGTTTTGTAATAGGAGTGCAGAGCCTACGGTTGCGGCAATTCCCGCTTGTGTGAGCGTATGAAGCTTTGTGGTCTTATTCCAAGTATTGTTTGCGTCCCCGCCAAACACGCCACCATCGTTATATTGAACGTTGGTGTCGGCTCCGCCAGCCGTTGCGGCAGCTCCGCTTGACGCCGCAGTTATCAGCCCCTTAGCGTTAACTGTAACCGAGGCATTTGTGAATGACCCGACGTTAGAGTTTACGGTTGCAAGTGTTGCAGCCTGCGACCCAGAGCCAGGCCCCGCGGCGACGTCACCCGTAAGCTCGGTGATGCCTGAAACAGCGTTACTTAAAAGTGTCTCGGTGCCTGCGTCGTCTTTTGCGTACATGAGGCCGTCGGCCTTAGCGTACATGACGACCTTGCCTGATGGCGGGGTATCTGGTGCAGTCTCTTCTGTGAGACGAATAGACATTTTATGGCTCCAAGATTAGTTGGCCGTCTATTATTAAGTCGCCATCTACGAGAAAATCCCCGAAGACTACCATTTGTTTGCGCTCTGATATTGTAACAGACTGCAGCGCGGCAATGTGAAACCAGCAGGACTGGTGATCGGTACCGCCCGAAATGCCTGTTACAAATGACACGTTATGATATCTCCTCAACCGTTACGGTGCATGATGACGTAGAGCTTTTAGCGTAAATTATAATCGTGTCTTTTACGTCGTAGTTACGTTCACTCTCATTCTTAATCAGAACGCCAACGTATCCGACTGCCGAGTTGTCGTAGTTAATTTTAATATCTTGGCCAGAATAGTTCTGAATAGCCAGTGCGTTTCTGTCCGAGAGAGGTGTAGCAGGGAGCGCGGTCCAAGTAGAGCTGTTTAACGTTACCTCAGTAATGAGTCCACCGTTAATAAGCCCACTTGGTGAGAACTCGCCAGTAATGGCGCCAGACACCACGCGTGTTTTGACAACTGTCTCGCCTGAGACGTCCTCAAACTTATCTAGCTCTCTGTCATTTAAATTGGCCGGTAGGGTCACGCTTCGCCTTTAATCAAACCAAGGTTGACTAAAGCTAGGCGTAATGCGTTGACTGTTGCTACGAGCGCATTAGCCTGAGCCTCTGTGTATCCGTATGCAGTAAGTCCCGCTGCATCTGTCGGTACCGCAGCTTGTGCCGCCGCTGCTGGCTGAACAATCGGCGCCGCACCGTAAAAACTAAGCTTGCCTTCACTTGCCAATGACTCTTCTACTACGCCCATGATAAACCCCTAAAAGTTTTTTGGCCGGAACTCCCCGCCCTAGAGAGCCCGGCCTATTTTTAAATAGAACAATTAGTCGATGTTGATGTAGCTCAAGATTACATTGATCTTGCCTGCAGTCAAATCGGCTGTTGCGATATCCAAGTGGATAGCCGCACCTGAAGCCAAGACGATGCCCTGTCCAGTTGACTCTTGGGCACAGTAGTCGTCGGCCAAGCTAGCAACTGCGCCTGATGTCGCGTCCATAAACGCGTCGGTATCGCCACCGGCAACGCCCACGATTACCGTAGCAGAACCGCCAGAGGTACAAGCTGTTTCGACGTGGACAACACTGTCCATGATCAAAATCTTGCCATCGGTTGTGCCAAGCTTGACGACGTCGTCAGATTCGCCTGCGTCGTTAGCGAAATCGTATACAAGTTTTACGTGTTGGCGCTCGTTCGAAAAACCTTTGCCGAAGGTTTTATGCGCCGCTGCTGTTACTGTTGCCATTATTTTTTCCCTTTATGGATTTAAGTTTTAAATTTCTGATGTCGCCCATGACGTACGCCACTTGTTTAGTGCCGTACGCCACGATAGCAATTACTTTTACCGGGGTTTTAATATCAGTCAACGCCTTAACCAGCCCTTGAGGATCGTCTGCGACGATCGCCTGCAAGGACTGATACGGGTTCACCGAACTAAAAACCAAGTCACTCATTAAGAGTTGTATACCTTAATGTGTTTAACGTCGCCGTCGATGCCTAGTTTCGCGCCGAAAACAACGTCTACGGACAAGACGTATCCGAAACGTTTGTTAGGGTGAAGGTCAGACACTTTCGTGCGAACTTGTTGTTGCATAACAAGATGCATAAAGTCTGGGTGGAACAACAACGCTTGATCTGCCGAGCGGCTGTTGTCTTCAAGGATGTTGAATCCAAAACGACGCAACGCGATTTGGCCAGAAACTACTGGGGCATCTTGTGCGCCGTAGTCGCTAGAGGTCAAGGTAGCGGCGTTCATCAAGTCAGAGTAGTAGCTTGGATCTGCCAAACAGTACCAGCCTGGCTCGCTGCGCCATTTAGCTTGAGCTGCCAAAAGGCGAGCTGCAGCCAACTGGCTAGCGTTGAAATCGGTTACGCTGGCAATCGAGTGGTCTGGAGCCGAAGTCGACGGAGAAACCAACGAATACAAATGGTCGTTGATTTGTTTCGCAAGAGCGTGGTTCAAAGCTTCCATTACGTCGGGGCGTGCGCCGCCGATGATGGATTGCAAATCAACCAAGTCTTCGAATTCGTACGAAGCAACAGCGCGCTTGTTAGCGACGATGTCTACGTAGCTGGTTGACAGCGCGTCAGACGAGAACGAGTCTGCGCCTGCGCCTACGCTCAAAAGCTGGCCAGTGGGTGCGTTAACTTGGCTAACGCGAACAGTGTCGCCCATAGCCTTGAGCTCGCCTTGATATTTTTTGTCGACAAGAGCGCCAAGCAATAGGCTTTCGCGCAATTGTTTTGTCATGAGTGGCGACCAAAACGTTTGAATTTGGTCATCTACTTGTGCAAGTAAGGTTGAAGACATCTTATATGTTTCCTTTTATTTAATTATTTGGTTTGGCATCCACTTTTTCATCTCTTTTAGGGGAAGCTTAAGCCAAGCATCGTGCGAGATCGTATCCGCCGCGTTTCCCTTCGGAGCATCCGAAGGCATTTTGACACCTGCTTTAGGGCGAAGAATCTCTGGGTACTGCTTTTTGAAAGCTTCGGCGGCCTGAACGACTGAGGTCTCGTTAACCTCTCCCGTGTCAGGGTCGATCGCCACGCTATCGGTTGGCAAAAACCCAAAGTATTTTTCGTCTAAGCCGTTGTCTAAGGCGCGAAGGATCGCACGCATTTTCTTAGCTTCTGCACGCTGCGCTTCGACTTGACTAAGTTTCCCTAGCGCGTCGTCCGCTCGCTTGCGCTCTATCTCTAAGAGCTTCTGATACTCACCACGTTTTTCCAGGTCTTTCCGCTGCTTTTCTTCTTTTTCTTTCAGCAACTCATCTAATTGCGACTGAGCAGATTTTTTCTCCTCAAGTAGCTTTCGATAATTTGCAAGAAGGGCCTCGGGGTTTTTGATCTCTGGAGCTTGGTCAACGGCGCCGCTGGCACCGACGGATGAACCCGCAGGGTCCACCACTTGGGCAGATTCAGTCATTCTTAGATACCTATAAAAAAATTGATAATCTATTTTAGCGTATCAGATTTTTTTTCTTTAGCAAATCCCCAAACTCGCGGCGATAGAATCTAAGGATTTGTTTAAACTCTAAAGCCGATACTCTGTTGAATATTCTTCCCTGCTTCGCTTGATACTCAGCGATCTTTTCGTTTTTCTTACCGTCTGTGCGAGGCCCTCTTGGGCCGATAACTATTGAACCTTCGCGCATAGATATGATCTGCACGGAGTCTAGCATCTGCCCTGTGCGAGTAAGGTTTGAACGTTTTGGTGTGGTCTCGCCGTGAAGGTTAAACCGTTTGCGAGACTCTATATATTTTGGAGATAGTCGCAAAAGACGCTGTTTAGCCCCGAAGTTTACAGAAACCCCGTAGCCAAGGCGCGTGCGTTTTTTAACTAACTCGACGGCAAACTTTCCAACAAGGGTCATCGACGGGCGAGATACAGATGCCTTGATGCTGCTTTTTAGCCGAGCAATAATCTTAGCTAGATCATTCTTCGCTGACATAGTCGATCAACTCCCGAAGCTTGGCTGGCTTGATACCGAAAAACTTTCTAGCCTTAGAGCTGTCTTGGTCTCCGCCATATGAGCCGAGTATGTTTCCTTCGGCCTTTTCTCGCTCGCTGTCCTCAAACCCAATCACAACGCGACCCTCTTCGTGCTCGAGTAGTGTCATGGCGGCGAGCATGTCGCCCGATAGTTGTAGGTTAACTCGGCCCTTAGATTTCCCAGCGATACTAAAATCTAGGGACTTGGCGTAGCCTTTTGAGTACGCCTTGAACCGTTTACCGTTAACGTCTAGACCCCGGTCAGTGCGGTCGTAGATGTGCTCAATAACTAAGTCCGCGAGGGCCTTGCGCTGTCTCGCCGTCAAGGTTTCCGGGATCTTCAGCTCTAGCAGCGTCGCCTTCGGGTCTAGGAGCGCCATCGTCTTCAACTCCGTTTATCTCGTCGATTAATTCGTTGACTTCTTCTTCAGATAGCTCGGGGTTTAGCATCTTGATAGCGTTCTCTCTCGTGTTAAATCCGGCCTCAACTTCCGCCTTAAGGTCTGCTACTAGTTCCCCTCTGCGCTGCGCCGGTAGCTGCACGCTAAAGTTAGTGACTACGCGCGCTGAAGAGGTGAACAGTTGCCGGTTTTCTATCTGCCCCGTAGCTACCCAGTAAGGGTGCATATAGTTTAGGAGCAGGTCCCAAAACTCTGCCTCGGCGTGTTTAAATACCGTAGTTTGTTTCTCGCGTGCTTCAAAGGTGTCCATCTCGTCGATAACCTTAGCAATTCCAGACGAGACGTTTTCAGCGTTAAGTTGACCCACCGTCCCAGGGCGGATGCCCTTAGTGCCGAGCCACATTGAGAGTTCTGACTGAACCAGGCCAATGACTTGGTCGATGTCTACCTGAGGCTTGATCTGACCTATTTCTGGCTTAGTCTCAGACGCTAGGTCTGACTTGAAGCTTAGGATAGCGTTAGGTGCAAACTTAATATCCTTGTCGTCGGCATCGATGGTGTAAAGCATGGAGAAAGTCTGAAACATTGCTGCGAGGTTTAGATCTGACAGCATAACAGGAAGAGTCACTAGCACCGACATAACCGAGGAGTCTTGGATAGGCATGATGCGGCGGTCGCTAGAGTTTACCCATACGAACGGTAGACGACCAAAGGGATTGATGCCCTCTTGGTTCCCAAGGCGCCGCATTTCCATTCGGTCCAATTCGTCATCTACGTAAACCGCAAATGAATAGTCATCAAATACCCAGTACACATCCTTATCGTTTTTCTTACCGGCCAAAATGATGACGTCTGTCGGCGTACTCGGCAACGCAGGGTTCTGAGCCAAGACGATAAACTTGTCGTTATCTATAGCGCGAAGGTAGGGCTTGCCGTCGTACACGTATGGGTAAAGAAGCGTACCTCTGCAGGCGTTGAATAGTTCATTCGCCGAATTCATCTTAGCGTTTAGGCGAAGCTCCTGCTCGTACCAAGACACCAACTCCGCGTCTAGGTCTGTGCCGCCTTCGACTTCGCGCAAGACTTTTGTCTGATATATGTTTGTGAGCTTATCGATAACCTTAGGAAATATGTTGATCGGCATAACGCGGTGCTTAGCCTGCGAGTACGACTGAGGGGATAGCTGACACTGTAGGGCCTTATCGACGTATGGCAGCAAGTCGCCGTCTAGAATCGCAAGCAGGTCTTTGTTGTGGGTTAGATACTGACTGTACGAACGGACAACATCCTTGGTGTCTTTCGCTGAAATCATAGTATGATTGTTCCTTGCGGTTTACGTTCTTTAATTAATATCTCATAGAACAGCGCGTACCCTACTGCGGTGCCGCAATGTTGGAAACGCTTAGAGTCGTCCTCTATATAGCCCGTAGTACTCTTAAGCTTAGTAAGCCTTAGCGCTTCGTCTACCGTTTCAGCGCCGTCGTAAACTCTAATACGCCTACGGCCATCGCTGTTTAGGCAGTAAGCGTTAACTTTATTGTGACGGTTTCTAATACTTGGGTTAGATGGTAGCACGCAGAAATCAAAATCCAACCCTCTTTTACTGAGCTCAGATATTATTATATCGTAATCCGAGCGACCTTGGCGGGTGTCTCGGTGTTTTCCTGAGGCGTCGCCGCAGACCTTGTACTTGAAGTTTTTACTAAGAATGCCCTTATGGTCAAAGTCCTCTAAGGTATCCGCCGTCCTGCCGCCGTCTATGATTGCCTCTGAAAAGATATGAAACGTGTCATCAATGTACTGCAGCGCCACTGCAGACATCGGCTTATCTTCCCCAATGTTAAAGTCCCAAGTCAGGGTGATTGGGTATCTGGGGTTTGGCGTGTACTTTTCTCTAATGCGATTTTCCTGCGAGTAGGCGTAATAGATCACGTCTCCTGCAATCTCGAGCCACTCCCCATAAATCATGCGCCTAGCCATTCTGGGATCTAGGTCGGCTTTTAGCTGCGCAATGTACTGCGGTGGCAGATACGGGTTGTCTGTTGTTACTGAGTAGTAAACATGCCGCGTTGGGTGGCTGTCTGCGCCTAGGTTTGGCAGAACCAGGTGCTTATAAACCCACGAATCCGGGGCACCGGGGTTGGTGGCGGACAGTATCCAGTTTTCGTGTATGTGCGGGAGCCTGCCCACCCTCATTCTTATCTCGTCGTATGCTTGCTTCTCGTCGTCGCTATTTTCCACAATCTCATCAATGATTGCGGCAGATAATTCCAACGACCTTAATTTGAGATACTGCCCGTCTGCCCAAGAGCGGCATATTATTTCCGACCTATTGGAAAAAGTAATTTCTAATCTCGTTAAATTTACGAAGTAATCGACACCTTCAGTCATCGACCCTTCTAGATGGTCCAATATCTTTTTCCAAATAGTCAGCCTTAGGTCTGTAGTAGAGCGCCTTCCAACAAGGACTCTTGCCCGTGTATACCTTAAGCAATGTTTAATAGCCGCGTGGGCTAGTAAAATACTCTTCGCACTTCCGACGGAACCAGACAGAAGTATCTCGTGCATACCCAGTGAATAATCGAAATTGTGATCGATATCAGAAAGTATTTGCAGCTGTCCCGGTAGAGGAACAAACGAAGAAAAATTAGGTGTGGAGTTATCCGCCTGCAGACTGTTCAACTTGCACCGGCATCAGGTGTTCACCACAGCAGTCATCGGGCGATGTCTGCGGGTTCAGAAACGAGACGATCCACTTCTTGCCTGCATTCTGATGCGCAACTGGCGTGCGTGGGTAGCGCTTGCAGGTATTTTCTTTAGCTTGAAAAAAGCTACAGTTTGCACAAGTTCTTATCATCTAAACCGCCTTCTTAAAGCCGTGCGTGTTACCGTACTTTACTTCCTTGCCGCTTTTTAATTTTAGAAGATAGCGCTGCAACGTTCTAAGTCCAATGCCTAATTGTTTCGCCGTTTTCGTGCGGTTATCGCTACACTCTTCTAATGTTTTTAGTACGTGCTCTTTAATTACTTCACTTAGCTTTTTCATTTTTCTTCCGTCCAATTAGAATTCCAACAAATCTAAAAGCAGCGACTATTACAGAAAACATTTACTTAACCTCTTCGATATCTTCAGCGTCCAACACAGATGGTGGTAGCTCTTTAGGGCTTGTTTTATAGGCTAATTCAATTACACGCGGCGCGTTTTTATCGTCTGAGACGTCGCCAGGATCTCTTGCTTCAGTCCAGCGCATTCTTGTCTTTAACCAAAACATTGTCATAGCTGGAATCTTGCCACTTACTGCCATCTGGTATGCAGTCTGCATCACTTGATTTCCTGAATCCGCCCTACCTTTTTTTATGGCGTCAGCCACTTCAGGTTGTCGCTCTATAATTCTATCGAGTGTCTTAGGACTTAAATCTAACAGCGCTGCAATTTGATCGAGACTGCAACCAACGCCTGCATATTTGTAAACATCTAGTAGTTGTTTCTTATCTATAACTATCGGCTTAGTGGAGTCAGCCATCTAGACCTCTTTAGATTCACTACTAATTGCAATCGCGCCGTGTATGCACACTTCTACACCTAAAACAATTTCAACTTTCGGCTCACACCAACAATTTAAATCCGTGCGATGTCTGAGTCCGATAGTGGGATAGACGTGGATCATGCTCCACCCCTGATACTTACTTTTCTTGCCTCAGCGCGAGCTATTGCCCTGCGCTCAAAGGACCTTAATGGAATCCAAAACATAAAAAGCATTTCATCGTAAGAGGGAAACGCCTCGTACACCATGAGACTTCTTCGGAGCCAACTAACTCGAAGATCATGAACCATAAAATTGCGGCCAGAAAGATACACACAAAGCGATAGAGCTGCGGCCAACATCAGGGTTACTGTCATCACTTCACAACTCTCCGATTTTTTCCACTGTTTTTTTCTTGAATCTTAGCCGCTAGCCGTGCCTGAACGGCGTAGCAGTAAGCGTCTAACTCATCATCCTCGTAAAGCATGACGTGTGACGGGATAATCTCTTCTAATTGGTCGGCGTCTAGTCTAACACCTACTACCAGCGCCCCATCTTTAATGATCGAGTAGTATCTAACTGCCATTTAGACGCGCCATTCTAACTTTAGGAGTGCCGAGTAGACACCATCCGCACGCACTCGTTCGCCGATAACACGCCATCCCATCTTTGACTCGACGTCAATTAGTTGGCGCAGTTCGTCTTCAGTTGCAGCGAATATTTCTTTTCTCATGCTTAGTTAAAAATCTAGCACAAGACTAATTGACTTGCCTAGTGTTATGGTATGATGAGGGATCAGCAGCCCTCAGAAAATTTAGAGATTTCTAGACGCGAATATAAAACCCCGGTCAATTGCGACTGGGGTTTTGTTTTTTAGTGGGTAGATCCGGCGAATATTTCGTGAGGACTACCCACTCTATTTCAGTTTGAATGGCAGTTTGAAATTCAGCTGTTGATGTATTGGCCGCATCGTAAGAGTAGACTAAGTAGAATTACTAGGCGGTGTCTCGTATTAGTCATCTCCGCAAAGAATGGTTAAGGCTTTCCGGCAAGCTTCCATAATTCCTTCGGCATATTCTGCAAAGGCCTTATCTTCCTCATATTTGCGACATGTCAATATAGCTGTTCTGAGCTGTTCGCGGATTGCTCTGGCATCTGATGCCGTTCTGTTGCTTTCGTTAAACATCTCAATTCCTCTCATAGCCGAACACTTGATGTTCGCTAGCTATCTCGTTGACTGTTTTTAAGTCAATGCCCAGCTCGTTGGCTTTATTTTCGATGGTACGCTTATAGGCATTGAATTCACCCCATGACAAAGACTCAACCCGTTCGGCCAGGAACTTAATGGCCGGGGTTAGTGTTGCCAAGCTGTATGCTGCTCTTATTTCATCGAGTTTCATTTTTTGGCTCCTTACTGGTTGATCTCGCTACCTACATATCACTTATCGGCATTTTGGCGGAAAACTTTAGCGCAAACCCCAATAAATCTTTTAACCCATTGAAACTATAGAGTTATTGGTCTGCGCCTAGGCTTCTTAGGTTTAAGACTAGGTATATCTACCAAGCCTCGGTGTGCTAACAAACCAAAATAAGCAATCCCCGCGGCGTCCATCAGTCCTTGATGGGGGACTCGGCATCCGGAAGGCACAAACGCCTTTAGATCGAATTTAGATTCGCACCATGCCCGTACAGCTTCCTTGGGAGTTTCGCGCCTAGGGATCGATTTCTGCCACGTCTGAGGCGAAACCAGCGTTGGCGTCACTCCGATCGCTGCAAGGTACCCCTGGATAAACCCGTACCCTTCCCCAAAACTAAACATGCTGGAGACACCTTGACCGGGCATGGCGTGAACTTTCTCAAGGTAGATCCTTATATGATCCCGATCGCCTCTGATCATTTTTAACGCACCTGCCACCTCTCCAGGCGTGCGGTCGAACGCGGCACTGTATACAATTTCACCATTGAGGTTCATTATAATAATCGCTCCGGTTTTACCTGGATCGATGCCTACTATTTGAGCAAAACTTGCGTTCAACAAGCACATACCACTCCGCTTCAAATTTAACATAGAGAGTCTATCTATCTTTATTTCCTCTCGATAATACCTGATTTGTGTAATATTATTTCAAAATGACTTTTCTCTTGTGTATTTTATTTCCTTGGTGTAAAGTACTTCCGCCGAAAGTTCTAATCTCTTTTTCTGACTTAAAGGTTGGAGTTAGCGTAAAGAAGTTTGGCTAAGTGATTGGTAAAGCCGAGACAGGGGTTAAACCTTGTCTCGGCTTAAATTTTTTCTGTTTCCTTTTTCCTACGGTTAGGGAATAGTCTCAAACACCAAGATTACTTAGACAACTGCTTTTTTACGGCGCTAAACTTCTTTTACTTTAAAGTCGGAGCTACTCATCCATCATGACAACTCTCAAAGCTGCAGCCGCATTTGTGGCCGACATCACTATCTCTACGTACTCTCACGCCCTGCGGTTCACGCAGGCGGGGCGATTGCGTGTTGAGCCGTCTCGAACACACATCGCACAATCACACCGGGACGTTTACGCAAACCTGGCGAAACGGTTTTCACAAGACCAACTTGCAAGCATCTACGAACTCGGGAAGGTTTACGTTCAGTTCGGCACCGAAGAGTTTGGCCAGGAGCTTGAGGCAGCGATTGCGAGAAAGCTTAAGAAAGACAAACCAGCCTACGACCTGTCGGGCGTATTTTTTCAGAACATCCCGACGCCCCTGAGTGAGATAGTACTGATTAAAAATTTGGCAGACGAGAAAACAAGTTTTCTCTACGACCCAAAGACCGATGTCGCCTACACGCAGTTTGACTACATCTTAGTCCAAAAAACGCTGCGGGAGTTAATCCCCGACAAGCAAGCCTTCGCCGGTTGGCTGGAGTCCAACTCCCGGATGTGTCTTAAAACCTACGCGCCATTTAAGCCCCGGACGTTTAAATCTAAAGAAAACAAGTGTGAGCTTTTTAACACTTGGAGACCGGCGCCTTGGGCGGAGGGGCTGGAGGTGGCCTTTCTAGACGAAGCCCCTGCTAGGCCTGAAATGTTCCTTTCTTTCATAGAGTTTTTAGTGCCCGACCCCGCTGACAGGGAGATGTTGTTGGCCTGGCTGCGGGACTGTTGCTGGGGGAGAGCGCGTCAGATTTTAGTTTTGTGTGGTCTCGCAGGAGTTGGCAAAGGCACGCTGTCAAAAATTGTAGAAAAACTAGTGGGCACATCTAACTTTGCCCTAGCATCTTGCGGGTTCGCGACGTCCAGGTTCCACGGCAACATTACGACAAAGAGAGCCTACTTTATGGACGAGGCTGATATAGACCGGCCCGCCAAAAATCTTTTGAAACAACTCCACAACGACACGTTTACGCCGGAGAGAAAAGGTGTCGAGGTCGGGGACCCGGAACCAGTGCACGCTAGTATAATAACCGCAAATAACTACCCTGAAAGAATCCAGTTAGAAATATCAGACAGGAAGTTTTTCACTCCGGGGCTGTCTAAAACGCCGCTAAAGGAGTTTTGGCCGGGCAAACAGATTCCAAAATTCCTCAGCCTCCTAGACTCTGACGACTACATAAAACAGATTGCGACGTACCTCTACAAGACCTACGAGGCGGGAGGCTCAGAGAAATTTGAACCCAACTCCTACTTTAGAGAGCTTTGCGAAGGCGCGCTGAGTCCGATAGTAAAAAGAATCCGCGCCGCGTGCAGAGAAAAACCCGTTGTCACTTACAAGGACTTTGGCAGGACGGATAAAGACGGGCTAACTATTCAAAGACTGGTTCAAACCTACGAGATGAATGCTCGCCAAAAGGTGTGCACATTTACAATCCCGCCTAACAACAAGTGGACCGCAGTCAGCCACATTTACGAAGGTGAAAAATCAGAAAGCGAAGGTGATGTATGAAACGCCTAGGGTTGTATCAACTCTTTCCTAAAATTGGGGATTTGGGGGAGGGAATTCACCGAGTGTCCGGGGGACTTATTTTCCCAGACGTCAATGGAGATTCTCCACGTCTGGTTGGTGAGTTCTACAAAAACGCCAGGCCGTTCTATTTGGCAGAGTCTGTGGTCGCAAAAGTTTTATCTAACGGACCGTTGACGATAGACGTGACTGACGATCAAGACATTTATGAGCAGTTCCAAATAGAGCCGTTGGCCATGCCTTTTGCGACTTGTTGGTTTGAGTCTGACTTTAATGTTTTCCTAAGTAGCGCACACATGCCAGAGATTGGGGAAGTTCACCTAGCCGCTGTAATGGCGCACTGCACGCCGATAGGAGTGTGGATCTTGTCTATAACCAAGGTAGACGGCGAGCCAAGGATCTTTAGATCCGTAATACCCTATGACAGATCTATACTCAGGCCTGAGGTTGGGATTGGCGTAGATCCAATTGGCCTCCTGTCTTACGGGTTTCTGAGGTCATTTCTTGCATTCAGTAGACGTCAGTGCTCCTTTGCAGAGGTCAAAATAAACCACAGATTTAAAATTGGGTCTGGGAAAGACAGGAGTCTTTGTCAGATTAAAGACAGCGTTGACGTCATTCTAAGGAAGGACCGCGCAAAATATGAGGCCTCCATCGGCAGGCCGGTGAATTGGTCCCACCGCTGGGAAGTTTCGGGGCACTGGAGACTTTGCGAGGGGCTTGGAAAAGACCAATTTGGGGATAGATCTATACAGGGCTTTACATGGGTCAATGCTCACGAAAAAGGTCCGGCGTCTAAAGATCTTAAACTTAAATCGCGAAACATTTCCATCTGTGCAGCGGAAACGGCTACACTATGAAACTCTGTTATCTGGACGCGGAGTTCAACGGCGTGTCGGAGCCAAAACTCAACTTGGTTTCAGTCGCCGCCGTCTGCACCGATGGCCCAAACAACATCACATACAAACGTGAATGGTGGCTGCATCGCAACGAGAGAAGTAAGAAAGAAGCAAGAAATTTCTTCGCGAAGATAATTGCAGAAGGCTACACGTTCGTAGCATTTGTGATGGAGGCCGAAGCGCGCTCGCTCCTATCCCTTTTCGGTGACGACAAGGGCTGGCTGAAAGATTTTAAGGCGATCGACATTTATCTCGAATACAGAAACCTCCTGAACCACAACCACGAGTACGCCTACGGGCTGCAGTACCTTAAAGGTAAAGAGATTAAAACAACCCCGCCTCCGCCAAAGTGGATGCGTGACGACTCCGAAGACGACAACGAGGCGCACCACAAGCCTGAGTACTCGCTGGCAGCGGCGACGTTTAAAATGCTCGGCGTCAAAATCGACACCGAAGAAAAAACGGCGGCGAGAGATATTATTATCCGCTCAAATGCTGACGAGATTGACGCGAATGCTGAGCGGATTCTAAAATACAACGTCTCAGATATCGAATATCTGCCAAAACTTTTAAACAAGCTTCGCTCCGTGATTACTCAGAGCGCCGGCATCTCAACGAAAGAATGGATAGGGCACGCCCTGACAAGAGGCGACTACGCTGTGCGGACTGCGAGGATGCTGGAGCTAGGCTATCCGGTCAATTTAGAAAAGATAGAAAAATTTACGTCGAATATAGATCAGATTTTAGATTCTTCGGTGAAGCAAGTTTTAGAAGAGCATCCAAAAGCGTTTAGGTATGCGAAAAAAATAGGAAGGTGGTCGCTGAATGAAAAAGAAGTCAGAACGTGGATCGAAAGCCAAAACTACCCGACGTGGCGAAAAACCAGCGGCGGTAAAACCGGCGTCAAAAAAACGTCGCTCTCAAAAGACGCCTTTGCCGATTACTTCTCGTCGGAGTCGGAAGGATTCGGCGGCGCCTTCTACAGGCACCTTAAGACAAAACAAAGCCTTAATGGGTTTATTGAACCTAAAAGTGCAGGTCTTAAAACTAAGAAGAGATTTCAAGACTTTGTCGGATCGGATGGACGCGTTCGACCTTACTTCGGGATATACGGGAGCCAAGCCTCAAGATCTCAACCAGGCGCAGTGGGTTTTATACCACTCAAATCCCACTGGATGCGAAACTTTATCGAAGCCAGACCCGGACGAGCCCTCGCGCAGTGGGATTATTCTGCCGAAGAATTCTTGGTTGCGGCAGTCCTTTCACAAGATAAAGCAATGCTTCGAGCCTACGACTCAGGTGACGTATACCTGGCATTCGGTAAATCCGCCGGATTGATCCCTGAACACGGGACAAAAGACACACATAAAGCACTTAGAAACGTGTGTAAAACTTGTGTGCTCGGCATCTCGTACGATCTTTCTGCAAGAGGCTTGGCACCGCGTCTGACACAAATTACTAAAGAGGATTGGACAGAGGACAGAGCACAAGAGCTGATCGATCTTTTCTACGAAACCTACAGCGACTACGGCGAGTGGAAGCGCGAAGTCCAAACAGAATACCGCGACGCCGGTATGCTCACGCTGCAAGACGGCTGGATGATGTGGGGAGATAACGACAACCCGCGCTCGGTCGGTAACTTTCAAGTCCAGGGCCTAGGTGCAGTCATCATGCGAAAAGCCGTCGCCTTTGCACAAGACGCCGGGCTAGACGTTCTACTAACACTTCACGACTCACTCATGATCGAAACCGACGCCTACGACGTCAGCCAGATGGTCTCTTTGCGCGACTGTATGGCAGCGGCAGCTGCCGAGGTGTTTAAACCGTACGGCGATTTTATCCCGATAGAACTCAGTGGAGAGGCTTGGTCGAGCGACTACGCCGCCACGCCACCACCGTCTATCGCAGGGTTTCACTACATGTCGGAGTATTCAGACGCCAAGGGGGGGAAGGACTTGGAGCGTTACCGGAAGTTTTTTTAACGGTTTACAGACCGCGCCAAAAGTGGTATGTGTTTGTTCTACTAATTTTTCACTTAAGCCTATCTATCTCAAGGGGAGAAAATCATGGCGTTTCAGAAAGTCGGCGGATCGAGAAAGTATTTTAAGTATTCAGAGTGCACGCCCGGTCAAAAGTTAATCGAAAACGGTTTGTATGTCGGAGCCGAAGAAGGAAAGTACGGCGTGCAACACATCTTTAACCTCCCGTCTAAAGAGACCGCGGTTTTAAACTCCGCCGGTAAACTCAACTATCAACTAGAAAACTTTGCCACTCCCGGTAAAACCCGCTGTAACGTGACGTACGCTGGAAAATCGAAGATTACTAAAGGCGCTATGGCCGGTAAAGATTTTCACGACTTTGACACCGAAGTAGACGACGGCGACGGCGTTTTGGCAGCGGGGACTCCTCCTGCAGAGCCATCTGCAGTCCGGGCCGACTCAGACGATATAAGCCTGTAACCAGTCATGACAACAAAACCACGCCAACACTCGGGGCTGTCTCCGAGTGGGCTTGCACTTTACTCGACTTGTGCGAGAAAGTTTGCACACAAATACAAACTGAAAACGCCCGTTGACTCAGACGTCGTAGAGGATTACGAGGCGTTTGAAGTCGGCAAAGCTTTTCACCAGGTACTTGAGAACACTAGGCACAACGTCGCAGGGATCAAGTACGCCGAGGTGTTTGACACGGTTGCGACGTTTAAAGTCGAAGACCCCAACACGGCAGCGCCGATGATCTTCGCCATGCTTTCTAAATACCGCCAGGTGTTTGAAAAGATGGGTCTTGAAGTCGCGGTGTGTGAGATGTCGGTCGAGACAGAGACGTTTTACGGCATCGTAGACGTTGTGTTCAAAGAGAAAGATAGTGGGAAGTGGTGGATTGGCGATCTTAAAACGGCAGCGTCGTTTTCACCTGCCCTAATCCCAACGCTGCCGAGGCACCCGCAACTCAACCTCTACGCTGCGCACGCGGATTTAGTGGCGTACGGTGCAGGGCTCAACCCTTCGGATTTTCAAGGTTGCCGTTACCTCCTCACAACTAAATCGAGACTGATTAGAAAAAAGACGGAGTCGCTGCCAGACTACATATCGAGACTTTCTAAATCGGTGAGGAGTTACGACTTTAAAATCCCGAAAGAAAAGATGCACCCGGTTGATATCCTCAGAGCCTTAGAGGCGGTTAAAGTGTTTACGTCCGGGGCCGAAAATTTAGAGCAGTACCCTCAGGTATGGGGGAGTTGCAACCAGTGGAATAGGCCGTGCGAGTACTTCTCCCGGTGTCACGGCGGAATGTTTAGCGAGCTTCAAACCATTGAGGTCATTCAGAGTGAGTGAGGTCTTGAAACTTTATCCGTTTCAAAAAGCTGCGGTCGAGTTTCACTTGGCGCACAACTATTCTATTAATGCCTCGCATATGGGCACCGGAAAGTCGGCTATGGCTCTGGCGACGGCAAAAGCTGCGGGAGGATGCCCCGTTGTTTTTGGCCCAGCTTTTTTGAGAAACACTTGGGTGAGGGAGGCGGAGAATGTAGGCGTCCCGATTTCTTATATCTCGTACTCTATGGCGCACAAGGTGGACGAGAGTGAGTTAGACCGATTTAATTTCTGGATCGCAGACGAGGCGCACGCATTAAAATCGCCTACGACTAAGCGGACTGCAGCATTTTATAGACTTCTAAAAGCCAGGCAGCCGGAATATTTTATACAACTTTCGGGAACGCCGATAAAAAATAGAATCCCTGATCTTTGGACACTCTTGGCGTTTTGTAATGTTAACCCTAAAAATAATTCAGGTAAAAGATTAGAGGGCGATCTAGCGCATTACCACAAGTTCTGCAGGCACTTTTGTCACGTCGAAACGTTGCAGTTTCGAGGCAGGAGGATTCAAAAATATAGCGGTATAAAAGAGGAGAGACTTGAAGAGTTTAAATCGTACCTCGTGGATAAGCTGATTAGGTTTAGAGTCGAGGACGTGCTGCAAGATCTCCCCGAGATGACTAGGGCGGTCGTAGAGTTAGAGGTTCCTGACACGCCGGGACTAAAAGCGGAGTTTGAGGCGTATCTTGCGGGCAGTAAAGTTGACGTTACCGGTAAGACTACGAGTGCACTTTTAAAGGCCCCGGCGACGGCGGAGTATTGTAGGGAGTTACTCGAAGGTGGTAGCGGCCCGCTAGTTGTGTTTACTGACCACATAGCATCGGCAACTGAAATATCTAGGGGGATTTCTGGCTCAAGACTAATCACCGGGGCGGTCAATCCCGAGAAAAGAGCACAGGCGGTAGCAGAATTTCAAACTGGAAGAGTGTCTGCAATCGTCGCAACGATTGGGTCGCTGTCGACCGGGGTGACTCTTACCGCGTCTAGGCATGTAGTCTTTAATGATCTATCGTGGGTACCCTCTGACAATCTCCAAGCTGAGAAACGAATTCACAGGATAGGGCAGAAGAACGCGTGTTTTTCACACTACGTAAACTCCACGCCGACCGATTCGTATATTCGAAAAACGTTACTTCAGAAAATGGAAACCATTAATAAAATCTTGGAGGATTGTAATGTCAGGATTTAATCGAACCGTAAAAGACGAACTTCTATTCTTCCTTCTCGCCGTAGTCGTCTACCCTATACTCCTACTCGCACAAGCCCTGCGCTATTTAAATAGTCCGACGGTGAAGACGCCGCGCACGTTTAACAGCGGCGTAGGCAGGACGATACCGGGACACGAACTAATTAGAAACGGCGTGCAGATGGATGAGCCGAGATATAGGGAGAGGGTGTGACAGAATCAATTTTGCAGCAGTTGGAAGATGCTACATTAGCGGCGAAAGGCTGTCCATGTCCCGACGTTATTGAATGTCGATCTTGTTTTGATTATCTTGTTTCTCTCGCTAGGCATGCAAAGGCGCTCATAGATGTGGCTAAAGCCAGTCAAGAAATATTTAGCAGCGATGAAGTGCACGGGGAAGATTGTCCATCTGACCCATTTAATGCCGAGTATCTTGATGACGAGTTAGGCGAGTGCGAATGTGGGGCAAGAAAAATAAGAGCCGCACTCGCGAAGTTGGAGGCGAAGGATGACCGTAAATAAAGTCGAGCCATGCCATCAACAATGTCCTCCATGGTTCACTCGTGGCTCACCACCAGACGCTAGGGCCTTTGTTTTTCCAAGCTGGTTAGATTGGCTAGCATGGTGGCCATTTAGTATGGGGTTGGATGACCGTGGTTGAAAAGATCAAGTCCATGCTTCTCGAATTCTTCAAGGGTGACGAGGAGAAGGTTGCGTTGTGGCTAAGTTCCCCGAACCCACACTTAGGAAACGCAACGCCTAACCACATGTTTGATATTGGCAGGGCGCATAAAGTTTACGAGTTTGTGAGAGCGGCTCGGGAGGAGAATAGGCGTGACTAGACCCAAATACAGGAGAGATTATGATGAAAGACAACAAAGTTCCAGTGCTAATCACAACGGACAACACTAAGCGCGGTGTATTCTTCGGATATATTAATCCAGAAGATGCGGACAAAGAAAACATCTACGCCGAACAAGTGCAAATGTGCGTTTACTGGGCCACTGAAGTTCACGGTGTCCTGGGCTTAGCTGCGAACGGCCCAACATCAGGATGCCGCGTAACTGCTCCTGTTAAATCAGGGCATATCAAAGGCGTTACATTTGTCGCTGAAGCGTCACCAAAAGCCGTGAAAGCTTGGGCGGCTCAACCTTGGAAGGCGTGAGTAATGCTGAAAATATTGAAAGGCTGTTTTAAAAAATCAGCGTTTTTCGGCTCCGGCTCCGGCTCCGGCTACGGCTCCGGCTACGGCTCCGGCTACGGCTACGGCTACGGCTCCGGCTACGGCTACGGCTCCGGCTACGGCTCCGGCTCCGGCTCCGGCTACGGCTCCGGCTCCGGCTACGGCTACGGCGACGGCGACGGCTACGGCTCCGGCTACGGCGACGGCGACGGCTACGGCTCCGGCTACGGCTACGGCGACGGCTCCGGCTCCGGCGACATGGCGAAAGCTGGATTCTCGGAGGGAATCATATGATTGAATACGTAAAAGCGATTGGAGCGCGACAAGAAGTTGTTGAATGGTGCAGTACAATACTCGCTGCGAAACAGAAACGATTAAAACGCCCGCTAGCTCAGTCGGAAGTTGAGCATATTATAGATTACCTCGCCTCTGATGCGGCTCCGCAAAGATTGCGAAAGATGTCTTACGAACAAGCGAAACTTGCCGCAGAGAAATGGACTAAAGCACAGCAGAAAAAAGGCAGGCATCTCGTTGACACGGCTGATGACATCGAAACAGTCCACGACTTCCTAGATGGTACACACATTGTAAAACTACTGACAAAGAAGGCTTACCAGCGTGAAGGGTTTTTTATGGCGCATTGTGTTGGCGGCTACAACCCATCGTCAACTACAGTTTACAGCTATCGAGACAAGAACAATGAACCCCATGCCACTTTTGAAGTGAGCAAGTCTGGCGATCAGATTGTGCAGATCAAAGGTAAGGGGAATGGTGCCATTCACCCTAAATACATTCATCCGATCCTAGCATTTCTGAGAACAATTAAATTTGAGATAAGGCCGGATGACATGGTTAATTTGGGTTATCAATATGTCCCACCTGAAGCCGAAGAGATTTTGAGCATGTTTGTAGACAATCGTGGCAAAGGCCCCGAGTTAGTGGCCATAGCGGGACAAAAATACCTGTGTGTGGGCGCATAAAATGCAATCAAAAGAATTCATGAAGTGGAAAGCTACCGAAAAGTACCTACTCGACATCGCTGTTGCGACTGCTGAAATGCGTGGTATTGAGAAGAAGATAGAGTTTCTGCCAAACAGTTTCTATACGGCGCTTGATGACATGGCTGACGCTGTCCGTAGGGCGGAAACAGAGTACACTAGAGCTACGTCGGAGCTAGCAATCACGCTGATAAATAAGGAGAACCCGCAATGAGTTGGTTTTGGTTCCTATATTTCTCGACAAATACACTCCTAGCAGTCAGCGGGATGAGAAAGTACCTACGGCACGAGGAGATGAGTTGGGGCATGGCCGCGTGGATTTTCGTAACCCTCGTGTTTACGTGTCTGCCAGCGCTTGCTATTGGTGCACTTGCGGATATATTTTGGCCTCAGGATAGTGCGGGAAAGTAATATATTTTACAGTAAAATGGAAAATATAACTTCCAGTAACTAGACTTAGTGGCAAGGGTGTTTACAGTTAAGCAGGGACTATAAACTTTGCAAAACTACTTTGCAAAATTGGGATTACAAAGCTAATGGCTAAGCGCAGCATACGGAAGAGGCGTCATGCAGACTGAGTGCAAACGTGTGTGCGCTATCTGTGGAGAGTTGCGGTCAGCTGCGATTGTAGCGAACTTTCTAACTGTGGTCGCGTGTGAGCCATGTAGTGCCAAGGGCTATAGTAGATACGTTATACCATATGGACTAGGGAACCGTACCGCCAATGAAGTTAACGCGCATATCGCAACTCTAGAAAAAGAATTGAGCGGAAAGGCACCCGATGACCAATCGTGAGATGGACGCTTACATAGCGGAGAAGTGTATGGGTTTTCAAATTGTTGATCACTATCATAAAGGCGTGGTTTGTGTCGTCCCAAGCGATGAAGATCAAAACGTTTTTGAGTACTCCCCGACTCAAAACATGACCGACGCCTGGCCCGTGTTCGAGTGGCTGCTGGAGAATCATCCTTGGATCTACCATGGGTATAAGAATGGCAGAGCTGACATTCTTTTGCGACTCTGTATGGGCAAACCATCCCTAGTTGTTTTGAATGACCGCGAGGTGCGTTACTATAATATGTATTCACCCGACACCCCGCTTCTAGTCCTTGATAATTTCTATTTCCAAGCCGAAACCTTCCCGCTAGCGATATGCAAAGCTGCGGTTGCGGCTGTTGAAGAGATTGAGAGGGTGAAGAATGATGGAAGGTGACTTACTTGTTTGGTCAACGATCACGTCGGTGATACTGTCCGTGCTATTCATAACGCTTTTATTCGGGAGACTCTGATGATTATTTTAATAACCCTATTAATCATTCTAGCAGTAGTCGGGATTGTGATCGGCGCAGTGCTCCTAATTAGAGCGCGAAGAAAACGTGTCGAAGCTGGATTGCCTGTTGGTTGGAAGAGATGGGTTAGAAGAAAGTGAAAAAGAAGTGGACACAGCGCAAAGTAATAAAGCTGCTCCCTAAAGATGTACCGCCAATAGGGGCTAGATTTTTCGGGCTATACTACGAGCCCCACCCGACTGAGAAACCGTACTACCGATACGAAGGAAGGCACACTCTAAACGGGCTTATGTTCGACCAAACCAAAATAAACCCCACCAGAGCATTCCGCATGTATTTAGTAGACGTGACGGATGAGTAGAATCTTTTGCAAGATACGGTCACTTTTTGACAG